CGTGTTTAGTGTCTTTTGGAGTTAGAAGAGCGTGTTTAGTGTCTTTTGGAGTTAGAAGAGCGTGTTTAGTGTCTTTTGGAGTTAGAAGAGCGTGTTTAGTGTCTTTTGGAGTTAGAAGAGCGTGTTTAGTGTCTTTTGGAGTTAGAAGAGCGTGTTTTTTAGAATCTTTTGGAGTTAGAAGAGCATGTTGTTTACTGTCTTTTTGACTTAGAAGAGCTTGTCTAATCTCTTTTTGACTTAGAAGAGCTTGTCTAATCTCTTTTTGACTTAGAAGAGCTTGTTTTCTGTCTTTTTGACTTAGAAGAGCTTGTTTAATCTCTTCTTCACTTAGAACAGCGTGTTTAACACCGGCAGTTTGTAGTTTAGTTATCATTTGGGTAACATCGCTTGTTGTCAAACGTTTATCGTAATCTTTTACGTAAAGCAACTTTTGTTTTAATCGTGGAAACTCTATCTGTTTAGCGTAATTTATGGCCTCCTCTGTATTTTCGCTTTCTGTGATAAGTTTTACATTACTTTCGTCAAATATTTGCTTTAACTCTTCTAATTTGCTTATAATTGCTTCAACAAATATAATGTCATTTTCTATATCAAGTGCTTTATGAGCAGATGATTCGACAAAATTAATAAATTCCATAATTTTTTCTTTACCCTCATTATTAACTGGAAATGCTTTATTATTTATTACACATTGCCCTTTTGATGCTTTACAAAAAACTTTTTTCAACTTATTAACCTGTTGTTGGAATAAATATCCTTTTGTGTTTTTTTCTTCTCGTAAAATAAATTGTGATAAATCTTTCGTATTGATTTTATCAATAAAAAATTGGTCATCATATTCTTGTAATGCTAATTGGAAATTATCAATAAATGAATCAATTTTTGATTTCATCTTTGGAATATCTTTATCGTGATCATCTGAATATTTTTCATTTATATTTTTCATTTCATTTAAATTTTCTAATAATTGCATTTTCTGTGATTTAATTACCGCATCAAAATCACTTCCTTTGTAAAATTTTTTTATATAGTCAATAATTTGGTATAATTCAATTACTTGTGATTCAGTTGGTTTATAATTTCTAAGCCAAGTTTCGATTTTGAATAAATATTTAAGTAATGTACTTTTATCAACTATATTTGATTCATCACTGTCTCCAATAATATTAAATACTCCAATTTTTGTTTTCGGTTCAAAAGGCTCTATATTTTCCTTAATTTCTAGTAATAGATTTCCTATTCTGTTAATGTGACCTTCTAATTCCTCATTATTCATTAAGTTTTCTGATTTTGGATCTCTTGGAATATATTCTCTAATTTCAGGTGAAGTAACTGAAGTTTTTTTTTCTAGATGATCGTGTGGATGTGTCTGAATGCCATGAATTACACTACGATATTTTGGATCTGTCACAACTTTTAATTCACGCATATCACCACCAGTTTGTCCAAGTACCTCGTTTGTTTTATCTTTTGACATTGATATTATTTCAATATCTTTGTTAAAAACAGTCTTAATTGTATTAGGTTGTTGTGAATCTGGTTTTCTAATTTCATTGTGATATTTTTTATTAGCATCTGTTTTTTTATAAGGATTTGGATTTTGATAAAATCTATTATAAATTACAAATTCTAAAAATCTTAAATTTAGTGGATCATTTTCATCTAACTTATATCCAATTATTTGACCAGTTATTAATCCCTCATTTTTTTTATCTTCTTCATCTCCATTCTGATATACTTCTTTAACTATAATTCGTGGCTTATTGTTTTTTTTATGTGCTATGTAATCTGTATTAGCATTACCATTTGGACCAGATATAAAGTATGGTTCTAAGTTTGCTTTAAGTTGTTCTGGAGTTGATGCTTTATTGTTGCCTATTTTTATTATTTCTTCGAATTCTTCTGTTTCTGCTGATTTGAAAACTCTTACAGTTTTATAGTTATTGTTATATAAATTCTGGACATATAGTTTTAAATTAGAACTATTAAGATTTATTAATTGATTTACATGGCGTTGTAAAATGTTGTTAAAATCTACTTTATTGTTTTTATTGCCAAATTCTGGATTCGCCATAATATCTTGAATTGCGATAATACTATTAGAACTTTGAATGGCTTTTGTTACAAAATTTACAAAATTTTGGGATTCTTGTTTGGCATATTGAGTATCTGGGTATAAAGTATTTGTACTGTTAAAAGGTGATTTATTCAAATAAGATCCTTTCATCCACCATTCTTTAATTTTTGCAAATTCAGCAAAATTTTTAGGGTCAGTAATATCTTCTAATGTTAATATTTTTGCAGTATACGAACCATCATATATACCATTTTTGAGTTTAGTAACTGATCGCATTAATTGATTATAAGGTCCAAGTTTTTGTGCGATAATTTTCATTTTACTATTCTTTTCCATCATTGTTTTAAAATTTTTAAAAGTAGAAGGAATATGTATGACAATTTTTGATGATATAGCATTAGTGCTATTTTTTTCTATAAAACGTATTACATCATCTGATACAAATGCTCCTCCAATTTGTGTATCGCAATTAAATGGTATATTAGTTATTTTTTTATTAATTCTTTTAATAATTTCTCCAATATCATGTTTATCTACATCTGAAATATCAATATCAAGAAAGTGGGATACAAGTACTAAACTTTGAAAGTCAGAAGTTAATCCAACCTTAACATATAAAATTAATTTTAAAGCTATTCCTAAATCTTTTTTATTTTTAAATTTATCAAGATTAGAAATTCCCCATTTTATTGCTATTGTTTTCAAATCATCAAATTCAAAATTATTAAAGATATAATCTGATTGATCTCGTTTCCACTGATTTTCAAGTTTTGATATTTTTTGATTACCCCCTTTAATAATGTATTCAATTGGATTTGTTAAATAACGTAAATAATCATCTTTTTTAACTTTAGATTTTAATATTGCTTTATTTAAAATATTGCCTCCATACATATTTGTATGTGATTCTAATTCTGCTTTAATTTCGTCTAAATTCGTACCAATTGTTTGTAATTCTTTTAATTTATTACGAACATCATTTTTAGATGTATTTAAAGAATTTTTTCTTTTAATTAATGTGTCATTTAATTGTTCAACTTTTTGGATGTAATTGCCTCTGGTATTTAAAAAATCAATTAATTTTAGTTTATGATTTTTAATTTTATCGATTAGATCTTGTGGTTTTTGATCATTTTCCATTTGGACGATAATAGTTTGAATTTTATCAATATTATTTTTAATAGAATCTCCTTGATCAGATAATTTATATTTTGTATCAGAAAATGTTTGTTCAAAATTTCTCAATTTAATAAAAGCTTCTTGCAAGCTTTTTTTCAAAGTGTCTCTATTGACTAATGTATCATGATATTTATCAATATTTTGTTTATATTTTAAAATAATTGGAGTTATATCATCTATTATTTGACTTATATTTTTTTTATTTTTTAAATTGCTATTTTCATCAAGTATTTTATTTAAATTATTATTTAATTTTTCAGGAATTGATTTAGATCGACCACCTAAAATATTTTTAATTTTAAATAATAAATTTGTATTATTTTTCATAATTTTTATTGAATCATTTTTTTTAACTTTAGACATTACTTTTTCCATTCTTTTACCTCCCTTTTTAGTATAATATTGTAATTTATTTTTAAGGATATTTAATCCTTTTTCGGCAGAAGCAATTTGTTCATCAGTTTCTAGTATTTGTGTATTCTTTTCAAGAATATTATTTTTTTTATTTTCAAGTTGTTCTTTCAATGTTGTAATTTTATCATCATATTCCTGTTGTTTGCTAACCATATTTTCAAGATTTTTTTTAATTTTTTCGAATGTGTCCTTTTTTTCTTCATAAATTTTACTATTTTCAGATAATTTTTCAAATTTCTTAAGTTGTTTACTAATAATTCCTCGGTGTAATATTAAATTTTCCACTCCAAATATAATAGCGCCTTTAAGTTTATTTAATTCAGAATAAATTTTATCAACATCTTCATTAAGATCTTGTCTAGTTTTTTTTAAATCATTATAAAATTTTTTTTTATCTTCGTATATTTCAATAATTTTTTGGGTAGAGGATTCGATTTGTTCAGTTAAATCTTCAATATTAATTGCATTGTCATCAAATTGTTCATAAATAATTTCCATTTCATTGAATATTGTATCCATTGATGAAATTAAATCTTTTGTTTTTATATCGGGTCTTTCAAGTAATTTTTTAATAATATCTTTATCAATTTTTTGATTAAGTTCTTCTTCGCCAACTTTTATATCTTCGAGTATATTTAATTTACTAGCAAATTTGGTAATCTCTTTGCGAGTTGTATTTGCGGTTATATTATTATACACGGGTTCAAGTGACTTATCATCTGGATTTTCAAATCGCTTATACATAAAGTAAAGTGAGTAAATTAAACTTTTAGTAATATCATCAACATCTATATCTAATGTTGATGTATCGAATTTATATTGTTTGATTGTGATAGTAATATCAATATCGTCAAGTGATAATTCGACATTTAAGTGTCTATCAATGATATCATCAATTTCAGTTATTAATAGTTCGTCATATGTATTAATTCGTTCTACATTGATTATATATTTATTATCACTTTGTTTAGATATATTATAAAATAATATATTGGTGGCTAATCCTGTAGTAAATCTTACAAATAATGGCATAGCTATAATTAGTGTATCTTCATTATTTTTTAATAATTTAAAATACTCTTTAAATTCATCACTCATATTATCTCCAATAGAGGAGTTCAAATTTTTAAATAAAAATTTGAACGGTAAATTTGTAGTATTTAAATATGCACAGAAATCTGATTTTTTTGTTATTTCAGTTTTTCTATCTTTTCCTAATTTTTTTAATTGTTCTGTAACTAAATTAGAAGTTTTAGTAAAATAACCATATTTTTTTCTAAAATTTTCCAATCGTTCTCCTTTTATTTCGCCTGCATTTTGAATATTTTTATGGTTATTTGGTAAACTTGAAATTCTATAGTTTGTATTATCCATTCTATAATATATTAATATATATTATAGAAATTATAATTTTTTTTTAATCTTGATTTATAATAAATAAAATTGAATTTTATTATTAAAATTCATTAAATTTCAATAATTTTCGAATTAGATAATGAAAATTCCAATTGAATTGCAAAATATAATTTATCAATATAAAATGGATATGGATTTCATTTTACTCGAAGAAGAACGGAAAAGAAATAAAGAATTAAAAGATTCTTATTGTAATTTAATAAATAAATTTAGTCAAATTTATTTAGGATTGCAAAAGTTTAAATTTGGAGACAAAATTATAAATTCAAAAACTAAAAGAATAGGCTCTGTAGTAGATTTATTGAGCAATGATATATCAGATTATCCATTAATTGTTATTGAATATGATGATCAGAAAGATGTTCATTGGTGTATATCTGATGAGGATATATATGATTTTATACATTATAAACCACATATATTTGTTCCTACAAGTGATAATTTTTCAAGGAGTAATGATTGGAAGTATTATTGGAAGTATTATACATGTATAACTGTATTAATAGCAATGATGTGTTTTTTTTTTAGAAATATAATTAATTTTCCAACATTTCATGTTTTTTTGTCAAATTTTATTTGTCTTATATTAATTTTTTTCATACTAATAACAATGTATACAATTAAACAACTGAATATATTAAGAACTTATAGCAATTTTCAATTTAATTGAAAAAATTAAATTAATTTACTAATTATCTTTTTCCATAAGTAAATTAGTAGATTAATATATGTTAAATATTGCTCACCGAGGTGCTTCAGGGTATATTACTGAAAATTCTTTAGAATCTTTTAATTTAGCAATTGAAATGGGTGCGGATATTATTGAAATGGATATCCGACAATGTAAAACTGGTGAACTAGTCATTTATCACAATTTATGTTGTAATGGCAATTTGATAGATAATATGAGTAAAGATGAATGTATTGAGCAAAATATTGTAATATTTGCAGATGTATTAAAAAAACTTTCACATAGAGTAAAAATATATTTGGATTTGAAAACTCCATTTTTGTGTGATAAAGAACGAATCAATTTATATATGTCAAAAGTTATGGAAAATATTATACACATTATAGGTGAAAAATATTTTACAGAAAATGAAATAATCTTGGCATCATTTGATCATAATTTAATTAAATGTTTAAAAAAAAATTTATGTTATTTAAATATTTATCCAAAATTTGGATTAATTTTTTCAAGTAATCCAATAAAATATAATAATTATAATACAAATATTTGTGATTATATAATTCAAAGTAAATCTTCTTTAAATATGAAATTTTTAAATTTTTGTAAAGAAAAAAAAATTAAAATACTTGTTTATACTGTTAATGATAATAAAGTAATGAATTTATTATTTAAAACAAAAATTGATGGTATAATAACTAATTATCCAGATATATTAAATGATATAAAAATGTGTAATATAGTTTAATCTGAATTAGGAATATGTTTTAAATAAGTTTTTACATAATTTACAGAACGATTCATATAACCGAAAAGACCACTAAAAATTGTTCTAGCATTAGGATCATTTTTTGATCCTTTTACTATAGGTTCACTCAGATTAATAGTTTCTACCGGATCAACCACAATAAATCCATTATTTCTATTTGGTGAATTACAAATTGGTTTAGTAAACATTTCATTTACTATTTTGCAATTACTAACATAATCTGTTCTTAATTTATTTTTAATATTAATATAATTTTCTGTTGTTTTTATTAAAACTGTATCATCCATATCATCAAATGTTTGAATTGACGAATTATCATTTAATTTATCTTGGATATTACACATTTCCTCTAGATTATTTGGATCACAAAATGAATTAGATAATTTTCTTTCATTTTTAATATCATCAGTTTTTAAATTTGTAAACACACATGATTGATTTGATGCACTCAATACAGTTATAATATTGCTTTTTTTCAAATTTAACCAATTATGATTAAAAAAATCATCCCATGATATACGTTTATTAGAATCTTTCTGTAGTAGGTTATGTATTAAATCAGTACATTCTGAACTTAATGGCAAAATTTTAGGTAAATATATGGGATTATTCTCAATTTTTTTCGCTAATTCATAGTGAGTTTTGGCATTATATGGAGGTCTTCCTGTTAGCAATTCATAAAAGATGACACCAATAGACCATAAATCTGCTTTGTGACTATATTTTTTGTATTTAATAATTTCGGGTGACATATATAATGGCGAACCACATAGAGTTTCTACCAGAGTAGTTTTATCAAAATATCTAGCAAAACCAAAATCTGTTAATTTAATAGTATTTTTGTTAAAAACTAATATATTTTGTGGCTTGATATCTCTATGTATAATATTTCGTTTGATCAAATATTTCATAGCATGAGATAATTGTATTGCAAATTTCTGAGCATATTTTTCTTTTAATGGTCGCCCTTTTAAATATTTAGATAAGTCGCCACAATGACTATATTCCATGATTAAATATGCGTAATATTCATCATAGAAAACATCATATAATTTGACAATATGCTTATGATTTAATGTTTTCATTATTTCTACTTCCATTTTTAATCTATTTATCATATTTGCAGACATATCTAAATCTATTTTCTTTATGGCAACAATATCTCCATTTACTATATTAAATCCTTTATACACCTTCGAAAAAGAACCCCGACCAATTCTTCTCGGATAGTATACGTAATTAGAATTTGGTACCGATTTTGTATCAGTTTCCATTACAATTCTACTATAACAAAATATTTTTATTTCCTTAAATGTACTTTGTAAAATATTATTAATTTATTATTCAGGTAAATTAGTAGTGTCGCTATAAATTGGAATATATATTTTGGGATAAAAAACAAATTTATATATAATCAAGATTGACATAGCTATTGAAATTATTACTACTAAAAATTTGAATGAATTTTTTGCCGAATCATATTTAAAACATTCTTTTATTCCTTTTTTATTGCACAAAGAAATAGTATCATTTAAATTTGTAAATTGTGTGATAAATAAATTTCCTAAATTGAAAATCATTTCAAAAATATTTTTTATTCTAGATATCAAACTAGTGGTAAAATTTTTTATTAAAAAAATTTTATTTTTAAAGAAATTAGTTTCTTTTTGTGGTTGCGTTCCTTCCGTATTAGTTCCTTCCGTATTAGTTCCTTCCGTATTAGTTCCTTCTGTATTAGTTCCTTCTGTATTAGTTGGTGTGGAAGATGTTAGTAAGTATTTACCAAAAATACTTTGTTTAATAAAATCACTTCCTTTTTTTCTAGGTATAATTTCAATAAGACCACGATTCATATCTTTATATAAAGAAGAACGAAATGGTATATCATCTTCTTGATTAATTATTACATTAAATTCATCACCAGGTTGTAAAATATTACTATTTGGAAGATTTTCGTTTCCTATTTCAACTGTATGACGTAATACGTCCTTATTTATAAATTTAACAGTATCACCCATTTTAATATTTATATTTGATGGATTAAATTGACTTAAAATAGCCTTTCCAAATTTTGTAACTAAATTTGCTTTGTTTATTTTAATAATATGAACTCGTGAGGAATCACCTTTACTAAAATTTGTTATATAAGGTCCATTTTTTAAAACTTTTATCAAATATAGTATAAATAATATTATACATATAACACCTAATATTGGAAGTCCCATTGTCTATAAGAAAAGTATATATATAATAACTACAAAAATATTAGTTTATTTAATTTTCTTAAATATTAAGATTATTAATTGAAAAATATTAAATTAAATAAATAAATGTATATATATTTAGTTAATTTATTACCAAATTTTTTATTTACTAAATTATAAGAACATGTCACATAAAACTAAAAAAAAGGAAAAAAATTGCGAAACTTGTTCCATATGTCTTGTAGATATTCGGAATTTAAAGAGTAAAAATATTATAAAACAAAGTTGTTGTAATAAACCATTTCATAAAAAATGTATTAATAAATGGTATAAAATTAAGAAGGAATGTCCATTATGTCGGGAAAAACAAGGAGTATTTACTGACGATGAAATTAATTTTTTATCAAATACTCTAACAAATATTGCTCCGATAATTCGTCCATTATATCAAACATATAATGTAGATTCAACTATGCAAAATGTGACAGATGTTATATCAATATTTTCAAATAATATAAACAATATGCGTAATTTTCAACGAGAAAATAGTAGCAATTCTAGTTCTCATGACCAAGAACTTGCTGATTTAGATGAAGTGTTTAATTCAACACGTAGTATGATAGATTCCATTCGCAACATGATGAATGATAATTAATCTATATTTTCGCGATCATCTTCAATAAACGAATCTGAATAATCATATTCATCATCATCGCCATATTCTTCCTCTTCATCTTCATTTATAGTATCATCAAGATTTTCAAAACCACCAAAAGCATTATTCCAAAAAATTTTATAATCCTTTTTTGTAAAATTTAATACTTTGTTATTAATTTTTTTTAAAACTAATAAATCTCCAAAAAATAAATTCATATCAACTGGTGGTGGTAGTTCATGTTTATTTATTCTACTTTCACGACCACTTGTATATCCATATAAATAAATAATCCCATCTTCATCTTCCCATTGATTTAATTCTTTACATTGACTTACACCAATATTTTTAAAATATACTTCTAATTTTATTTCGTTGGGATTAATATCAATTTCAGTCACTTCTCCGAAGCGTGTTATTAATATAGATTTAACAGTCATATATATAGGATTTATTATATAAATATATTAACTAAATTCTTAATACACTTTATTTTTACAAGTTATAATAAATTTATTAGCACAATCTTCGCAATACCATTTATTTATAGTATGAGTTCCTATACGAATTGTAGTTGGAATAAATTTTGTATCTTGCTTTTTACAACCATTTGCGAATGACACTTGATCGCCATCGCCACATATTGGTTTTCTTGCAAAATTCCATATTATTTCTGATACAGGTAAACTAAAATAATCTTCAAACATAATAATTATTATTTTTGATTTCTTAGTTGGTATATATGTAATTTTTGTCCCTGACATTTTTAATTTATATATATAATATATTGAATTAATTTTACAAATTAAATTCAATTTTTAAAAAAAAAAAATTGAATTTAAACCTATTTAATTAAATTAAACTCCGCCCTGGAACAATTGAAACGTATTTCAATTATACAAATTTAACACAATTCATCATGAACTTTTTTAGCAATAGACGCCAATCCCAAGGAGAACAGATGTTAATATTAAAACGAATTGCTCAACTGCCGTGTGATATGACTTATAAAGGAGAAGAATGTGTATTATATTATCCTAGAACTAGTGTCAATTTACACAATAGATTCCGAAATTTTATAACTTTTAAAATAAATCTTGGTTCTGGTACAAAAGAACAAAAGTTTATTTTACCTTCAATGGATTTTATTAAAAAAGAATTGATAATGGATGCCTCATATGATGTAGTATCTACTAGATATAGAACTATTACTTCACGCATTAGAGATGTTAGAAATAATGAAACGAACTATCATAATCAGAAAACATTGATTACAAATACGAATAGGACAACAGTTATTCCTTCGATTTCAGATTTAGGGAAAAAATATCATTATATTATTTCCCTAACTGATACTCTTTTTTATAGAACACAGGTATATTCAAGGTTATTAGCAATTATTACTAATACAGGAAATTTACAAGCTATAGCATTTCTACAATAACATGTATTATTGTAGAAATGTATTACTATTACTAAATTATATTACATTTCATTACTCAATTACAATATTTATAGTATATCTTGTTTTATAACTTGTTTTATAACTTGTTATATAACTTGTTTTATCAACCTGTTTGAAAACTTGTTTTAAAAATATTCTACATAAAAAAAAAATTAATCTAATATGGACTGGATTTTTAAATGATTTAGAACAAATAATGAATAATTTGTTACATAATTTTCAATTAGTTTCCAAATATATGCATATCTGTTATTGTCATTATCAGGAAATGATTTTACAAAATCATATTTTTTTCTATAATTAATTGATGAACGATTATACCAAATAGCTTTTTTAATTTCTTCTTGACTAAAACGACTATAAACTTTATTAATATTTAATAACATGGTTGGATAACAATGAAAATCAACACAAGATAAATCAAACTCATTTGCCTTTAATAATTTAATAGATAACGATATTCTCCGAAATTTTACATTTAAAAAATTTTTCCACATAGTTTCATTATTCTTTAAACGAGATAACCAGGTATTGTATAAATAAATTAACATTCTCATATCCCCTTTCATACCACCATAACTCTTTCTTAATTTAATACTATACAAAAAATTTTTACTACAAGGTGATAAATTATGAAAACTTTCATTCGAATATTGAAAACTTTTATGAGGAATATCTGTAAATTTATTTTCAGAAATAACATAAATTAAACCTAATAACCATTCTATTACGCATTTTTTAGGAATATATTTTTTACTAGAATTTGCAACCATAAGCCAGACTATAATTGAATAATAATATCTTAAACAATCGTCTTCTGGGATGATGATTGTTAATCTTCTTAAAAATTGATTAAAATCACAATTTATTAATTGATAGGCAGTTTGAATAGATTTTTCTGTTAGTTTTCTTCGTATACATTTTTGTAAATGAGATTTTAATACGTGATAATTATCAGTTACATATTCATTTGTAAATGAATAATCAATATGATTTGGATTAAAATAACCAGCAACTATTAAATTCATTTTATATTCCCTCCAGTATATTTTAGTCTTGAAATTACATTCATTTGGCATTTTATCTAACCATTTCGGACATAAACATTTTGGACTTTTATGTTTACCCGTTACATTAACCTTTCTTAACATTAATTAATTAACATTAAGAGGTCTTAGGACACGTAACCTGCCCTGATATTTAATTGTTTGAAAAGTATAACGACATATATTTTAAATATAAACAACAAACTT